ATACTCTGCTGTAGCAGAGTATGCTGTAGTGTTTGCGTTGATTGTAGCTGAAGAGGAATAAAGCGCTAACTTAAATGTATCTCCAGTTGAGTCACGAAAATCGTGTACAGCCAACATAAGCTCAGCTTTGAAAGAAGTACACATTGCTTGTGAAATTGCCATGATTGGCTCCTTATGAATCTAAGATTGATATAAGTTCTGAATAACCCGCGTTGGTGAGCTTGTTAGCCAGAGTTACGTTGTGAGACTTTACAGCCTCGTTTAAATAAAAAATTAGAACTTGTTTGATTTGTGCTCTAAATGCTTCTGCTTGATCTCTAATAGCCGGATGGGATTGTGACCCCACCGAAATAATTTTGTCTAGTGCCCGTTCTGCTATTTCTTCAGGTGTAAACCCTCGACCACTTGTAGTAGCTACTGTTATACCATCTCCACCTAATAAAAAAGAAAGTTCTTCGGTTTGCATATTATTTAACTGGGTACCTTACTTGTGGGGTTCTATACATATCTTGACGATTCTTAGCATCACCAAGCATCTTAATTAATCCTAGTGCTTCATCATAGCGTTTCTGGTAATTAACAATCTCGTCTGGTTCTGCCTTCATAAACGTAGCAGCTTCCATCAAAGATCCATACAGAAGTACAGAATCAAAATCATCTCCTAAATAAGATGTGCCCGCGTCTACAATAGACTGTGGGTAATAAAAGTAATGTAACTCCATCGCATAGTTACTGTTTGGTGTAGGCCCAAGAATAAAAGAGGTGTCATCAAAAATAGCATAATGCGTCGGAACACCTGTTGCTGTTGGGTCTGGAAACGATTCCCGAATAAAATTAACGTCTTTATTTAAAAGAAACGTTTGACTGTTATCAGCATTAATAACTGCTAACGAAAATGTAGATAACCAATCTGATGGTATACCTAAATACTTATTGTCTGTAGTCAGATTACCTGTCACGTTTTTACGTAAATCAGGCAGCTGAACGACATTAAAAACCCGTTGCTCAGCTTGGCGTATAAACGTATCGATCTGCTCTTTAGTTGTAAAAGAGGTCAATGTACCTAGGTTAGTAGGATCATCTACAGATGTACTCGGAAACGTATTTTCAACGTAACCTTGGATCGTTTTAAATAAAGTATTGTAATTCATTTAACCCATCTTTTTGCTATGTCCAGTTCCTTTAGTAGCTGCACCAGTACCACGAGTTTTTTGTGTCTGAGTATTTGCTACATTGTTTGGGTACCCGTCTACATTTGGCACAGGGCATGGTTTAGGCTGTTTGAATTTTCCTGTCTCTTTCATATCAATTCCTTAACTAGTTGTGATTGTTACCGTTCCTACTTGTCCACCACCTTCTAAATCATCTTCGAGTCCACTTAACTCTAATGGGTTATCTAAACCTACTGGATTCCAACCCCATTGTATATCTCTTGACTGTTCATAGCTATTATCTGGCCTAGGATTACGTAACGCTTGCGGATCATCTACAGGATACATACCTAACTGATTCTGCGGCTGATCTGGCTCCCAACAAGTAGGACACACTAGAATGTTAACATTTTTGGTTTTTATCGTTAACTCTTTTAATTGCTTGAGTTTATATTGAAAACCGCAACGATCACATTCCGCTATCGCATTTTTGCCGGAAGCAAACTTATTAGCCATATAACTTTAGTAAAACATTTGTCGAGGAGCTAACCTAAGAGAAGCTTTCTCTCTATCCTCAGTAGAAGCAAAATTCCACTGTTCTTCATACGCCATTTTTAACATTTCTGTTCTATCTAACGCCTCTGGTAACTTTAACGATAAGTAGTACGCCAACCCAGCGACCATGCAAGGTAGGAACCTAAATGGTATATCTTCAGTATTTACCCCATTACCCGCATCTTGTATACGTCTAAGTCTCCAATACACAAAGGTATATGTAGCATTATTAGGGACAGGCCATACATTTATCGTGGGATATACAATGCCATCTGTGGGGTCTGTTGCACCCGACTGCCTATCTACCCATACTTGTATCGGTCTACCTTCGGAGTTCTTATTAGGTATAGATGAATACGTAGAAGAACTTATTCGTGTGATATTTATATCGTTTTGATTCGTGCCAGTACCCGTTCGGATAACGCTATCTAACAGATCAATAGTATCGATAGGAAGATTATAAGTACCAGTACTTTGCGTAAGTGGGATGCTACCTTGATCGATCGTCCATAAATTAATGCCACGATTAGCCCATTCTATAGTTAGTAAGTTTAAAGACCTACGAGCGGTACGCATCTCGTAACCCGTGCGTAACTCCGCACCACAACGCTCAAACGCCTCTTCTACGAGGTTATTAAGGTCGAGGTTAAATGTACTTGTACCTGATGTAGTCATATTTATCTCAAAAGTGTGGCTAAAACTAGCCCAATAACAGCAATAATAGAAGCCATGTGTAAGGCTTCCATACGGAACATACGTTTATCAAGTGCCCCTAGTTTATCTAATACAGAAGAATACCTAGCAGCACATTCTCGTTCATGTGCGTCAAGCTGTGCTTGTGTATGAGTTACCACTGGAGCGGTTGCAGTTTTTCGCTTAGCTGGAGCTTTGCGGACTTTAGGTTTAGCTTTAATACCAGGTGTAGCAGCCATTACGATACCTTCCTATACTTTCTTACTTTTTTAGCAATCTTTTTAGGTTGTTTAGCGACCTGCTTACCAGACTTTTTGGCTTTGCGTTTGGCTTTTGTAGTAGCCGCATACTCTTTATCCGATAACGCTTTAATAGCTTTTTCTGGAAGATAACGCTCCCCAGTTGCTTTTGCACCTTGCGTTGACGGTTTTCCACTTTTAGTGCGCCATTTTTGTTTCGTCCAAGACTTAAGACTTTTCTGTGATTTAGCGAGGGCCATTACGACTTGTAGCCCCCACCAGCTTCTTTGTACCTTTTAGCTAGCATCTGAGCTTTTCGAGCACTCCATTGACCTGGAGCACCACCTTTACCACCTGCTTTAATACTGTTAAAGATACGCTTACGTAATCCTGGTTTGGTGTAATTTTTAGCTTCGTTGACTTTAGATTCAGACTTTTTCTTCTTTTTGGGTTGTCCACCCATAGCCATCTTTTTAATCTTACCCATTCCACGACAAGGCATCATACGACTAAACCATCCTTCCTCTGGTCTTACCTTTTACTGCGCAACCATCGGCGCGTCTAGAAGCTGATGACCCACTCTTAACTTTACCGCCTTTACTCATTTTTTTAGGAGCTATTCTGGCTTGTCCTTCTTGAAGTGCGTTTTTAGCTTGACCTTTTTTAACCATGTCTACTACACCACTATTCATAGGTCTTGCAACTGCTTTTTTCTTTTCCATACCTAGCATTTTGGCTACTGGGCCAGACTTGTTAACAACGCTAGCTACTGGACTTACTGCGTTTAAAAATTTTTTGAATCCCATGCTACACCATCCTTCCTTTAGTCTTACCTCTAACTGCGCAACCATCAGCACGTCTAGAGCATTCGCTTTTAGAAACTTTTGTGGTTTTCTTTTTCTTTGTAACCATCTTACCATCAGCCATCTTCTTTACTTTACCACCGTAAGACATTTTACCTACACCATCAGCAGCAAACGCAGGAACCATTTTCCCGCCTTTTTTTACCATAGGCATGCCACCATCAGCCATCTTCATAGCTTTACCACCGTATGCCATCTTTTTAACTTTACCACCGTAGGCTTTACCTTCCCTTTTAGCCTTTCTTTCTTCCAGTGCTTTTTTAGCTGCGGTAGGATTTTGCAATGTTTCGAGAGCTTTCCCTGCTTTAGCCCCCATATTTTTTGCTTTATCAACTACCTTGCTACCAACCTCTTTTGCCTTTTTTACGCCTTTTTCTGCTTGATATTTTAAGTTGCCCACTACACCAAGCTCATGTGGATACATTTTTTTGTACCTGCCAGCGCCAATTACTGAAGTGGCATCTTTCGTTTCTCTTCTAAAAGTGTTTTTTGCTTCTTGTTTTTCTTGTCTTCTTTTTTCCGCTGCTAAAACTTGCGGTGACTTTGATTTTTTTTCAGCCATATCAATCCTCGTTACGTTTAGCCACTAATTGGCATGTGGAAATAAAATAATTTTGATCATATTTACTTTTCATAACATTGACATCTTTATGAACTAGTTGAATATTACTCAAAACGTATCCTTTGTTGCTATCTATTCTATCTATCGAGGCAGTATGGTTTCGTCCTATGTCTGCCCAACCTATCGGTAACCCCGATAATTTACAAACTTTGTTTTGCTCTTCGTACAACTTCCAAACTTCTTCTACCTCTATATCCCACTTAATCCCTCTTGCCTCTGCGCCTCTTTGAAATGCGTAAAACCAAGAAAGTTTAAGTTGTTTATAAGTGTAATATGGCTTCGTATTATTTACTATTGCTGAACAAGCTCTACATCGTTTGTTAAGTAAAAATGAATGTATTGCATAATTCCTACGTAAATAAGACTGCTCAACACCACAATAACTACACTTCTTATACCATCTTTTGCCCCTTTTAGTTACACCTTTAGGGGCTTTCATTACATTACCACTTTACCTTATCAGCCCAATAAGCAGCTGACATCTTACCTTTCTTTATATTCTTTCCATGTCTAGCCTTAAACGATTTACGCTTAGCCTTCATACGAGCAGATTCTCCAGCTTTAGGTTTCCCTGCTGTACTAGCGCCTTTCTGACCGAATCGGATAATTTTTTCTTTGCCACCCTCGCACGCTTTAACTGCGTGTGATTTCTTTGGATGTCCTGGAGTGCTTCTAGGCTTGTTACAAGCCATAGATTTTTTATTAAGTTTTCTACGCATTATTGACTCTTCTCTAGTAAGTGAACACGTACTTTAAGGTCGTGGATATGTTCAAGCATTTCTTCCTTCAACTCTTGTCGCGCAAAAGCGTTGCCTGGGCTAGGAACTATTACTCCAGACGGACTTATAAGTTGCATTTGATTTGCTCGAATTAACTGTATATTGGATTGAATTTCTCCAATAGAACTAATGACCCACCACATCGCTGCTAGCAGAACTGGAACTAAGCTAGCCAGTGCTTTGGGCAGGTCAAAGTTTCCCACAGTTTTATCCGTAAATTAAAGTGACAGCCGCACCACCGCCTATATCCACAAACACACCGTTTTCGCACAATATTCCTTCACCTGGAATACCTACGGTATGTTGACCTGCTACAGAAGCTGGTAACTTTAAAACTATATCACCTGAAGCCGCTGAAGCATTATCATGGAAAACTAGAGGGTCGCCAGGAGTAGCTACAGCGTAAAAGACACCTTTAATTCGTGTCCTAAAGTTAGCCATAGCCCCATCACCAGTAGCAAACGCCGATTTAACATCGTATTGCATGGTTTACCTCCTAATTAAGATCCGCTGCCGTCTGTACCAAATGAAGTGTCATATACATGGTAGTGAATACGCATAGTGATATTTCCACCAGTGGCTGCTGAAGCACCTACACCACCAGTAATTTTTACTGGGTAGTCAGAACTCATAACAAAGCCAAAGTCATCACCTACAGTTGCTGTAGCAAAGTTGAAAACTGTATGGCCTGCGTCAGCATCGCCGTTATCAATTAGTCCATCAGGGTCTGAAGCAGGTGTGTCTGTTTTAACTTCTATCCAACCAAGGTCAAACGTAGGGTTTGTACCGCCTGTAGCGTCCGCTTCTACTTCAATGTAAGTAACGATAGCGTTCTTAGGAAGAATAACTGAAAGAGCAGAATTGCCTGTTGCAGCTGAGCCTCTACGAAGTTCTGTAGTTGTAGCTGCTGTTGGGTCATCCATATATGCTGTTGCAACTAAAGAAACTGCTCCAGCAACTTGAGGGTTTGTTGATCTTTGGGCATCACCGACTCTTAATGGGCCGGAAAAAGTAGTATTAGCCATTGTGAATCCTTTCGTGTAATAGCACTTCTTATATCGTCTCTATTAAGTCTGCTAGGTCAGTCGATATAAGTTATATGTATCCTAGTACGTACAGTATAGATTAAAAAAGGGGGGCTTGTAACCCCCCTTCCCTTGTTGCTTTGTTATGCGCCTTGTGAGCCAAACATACCAAGTGGATCAGACCACCCGAATGAATAACGTTCACGAGCCTTATAACGAACATTACCTGTATCGAAGTCCCCGTCCATAGAGTTTGCCATAGGCGCACGAACGAAGTGCTTCATACCATTAGGTACGTCAGTTGAAAGGAACCAAGCATCGGTATCTGTCAAGAAGTGGTTAACTGTGTAACCCTCTGGGATAGAACCGTTGTTTGCAAGTGCATTGATATCATTGTCTGCCGTACCAACTCGTCCCTCAGTCTCTAGGAGTCTGGTAGCAACGAACATTAGGTTTGGTGGAACAATGAGTTTACGAGGCTTAGCAGCGATCAGTAGGCCACGCTCATCTGTCCATGCAGCAATTTGAATCACAGCTGCCTCTAGAGAAGTCTCATTAAGGTCAGCTTGGACAGCTGGAGTGTTACTGTTTGTGCCGCCACTTACTAGTGGGTGCGCAGTAGAAAACAGAGGTACTCCGTCTCCACCGTTTACGCCAGCAGTAAAGCCGCTGTTAAGAACTCCTGCTGCTTTGGTCTGCTTAGTGAATGCCATAGCACGAGCCAACGCTTTGGTGTAACGAGATGACAATGAGTCATACAAGTTATCCTCGATGGCTTCCTCAGTAAGAGAAAAACCAAGCGAAATGGTTTCGTGATTGTAGCGAGCAGTCCAAGCCTCTTGTGCATTATCGTAAGCGATAGCATTACCCTCATCCTTCACAGGTGCTGCTGCAAAGCCGGATAGCTTTGTCTCTTCTTCAAATGAACGCTCAGAAGTTTCAGTTTCAAAAATCTCCTTATGCTCTTCGCCGTATCGTGCATATTCCATGCCAAAAAGGGCGTTAAGACCAGGAAGGAGTTCTTTCAGTAGTTGGGCGCGTGAAATAGCCATTTACATATCTCCTTATAATCCAACGTTATTCAAATATGAATGAGCGCTGGGGTTAAACTTTACCAATACATCTGTAAATGCGTCTCCAGGTTCGGAAACAAAACCTACGATGCGGAAGGCAGCGGCTGCTGTTTTAACAGTAGCATCCAAAGCACTTGTAGAGTTACCAGTAGAAGTACTACCAGTGGATGTACTCTGTGCAGCAGCGAAGAATGTATTATTACCCAAAACTGTTTGCGCACCAGAACCATCTAATTGAGCTTGGAAAGCTACAGATGGGTCAGTAATCACTTTAGCCTTAATTTCTCCACCATTAGAAGTACCTGATGGGTAGTATTGAGCGTTGATTACTTGGCCTTGCTCATTAACATACTCGCAACCAACAAACACACCAATAGCACCTACATTAGCACCACCAAGGTTATTGGTAGTAATGTCAGAACCAGTAGCGGTTGATATAGCAATATATCCGTCAGCGCCAATAATAACGACTTGTCCATAAAAAATGTTGGTGGCTTCACCAGCTGGATCAATCAGAAAAGTATCTGTTGCACCAGCATAAGGCATGCCATCAACCCGATTAATAGGCCGAAGCCCATAAGGGGCAGCTGTAGTAGCCATGTTATAACCTCTCTAAAAAATTATTTACCTTTACCGAATGACGTAGTAGAACGCTTTTCTTTAAACAAAGGCATTCGTTGATCATTCTCTCTCATGAAATTGTTGTCTACAGATTCCATTTGAGACTCATTTTGCTTCGTAAAGTATTCTCTACGTTGCTCAACCATCTCGTCAGGCATCGTGCAAAGCAACAAACCCGCGACCTCAATATTGTCTTTGAAACGACTATTGGGATCGACAAGCATTTGTAAATGTGGTTGCTCGCTAGCCAAAACAGGTTCCCAACCTTCTCGCATTTTGGACGAGACATTACGTGGGTCTTGCTGTCCTAACATTGCAACCCTAACCCAACGATACGTAAATCCAGGTTTTTTGTTTGGTTCTGGAAGTACTTCCGGTCGTACCCATTGTTTAGGTCTTTCCGCTGTATCGCGTGATTCTAATTCGCGTGCAAGTCTAGTATCTTTACTATTATTAGCCATTTTGGTTCTCCAATCTCCTAAGTTCTTTAGCGTATTGTTCAGGTGTCAAGCCAAGTTTTTTAGCTAGAGCTACCTGTGACTGCTTTAGTACGATCCGTTTGGAAGATGTACTTCGGGATGCTGGTGCAACCACTGTGGCGGGTTTGTTTTCTGCACGAACAGGCTTGCCGCCCCCGTCCGTAGAATTTTCTTCCCCAAAATATTCAGGGAATCTGCGGCGCATTGTGTTGTCAACGTCCGACCAATAATCATCTGAACCTACATAAGCATCACCTTTTTGCCTAACTAACTTTTGGTGAAACCCTAGGGCTGCCGCAGTCATTTCTTCGTCAGACCCGTACCAAGTATTGCGCTCTTGCCACGCCATAGTTTTGGCATCTAGTTGAGGCTTAACAGCTTCAGTTGATGTACTATTTACACTATTTTCTTCCTCCTGTCTAGGAGGTTCATAGTTTTCAATTTGTTGTCTTCTGTAATTTGCTTCAGAAAGTTTAGTTTGAGCTTCAACAATAGAGTCTGTATCACCTGATTCATACGCATCTTTATAGGCTCGTTTAGCCATTTCAGTTTCGTATTCAACAGATTTTTTAGCTGAATTTAAATACGCTTCACGACCCTTTTTAGCTTCTTCTTGCAGTTTTTTGTTTTCTGCTAAAGCTTTTTTAGCCATCTCTATGGCTTGTTGATGCTCTCGTTGAGCAGCTTCTTTAGCACGGCGTTCATCATGCCACACCTTTTTCATCTGCTTAAACCGTTCTTTTACTCCGTCTGAATAGTTGTCTAGCTCATCTTTCTCTAGATCTTCAACTATTTCTTTAGGCATTGGAGACCGATTACGGTCTGCTTCAGGAGTATCATCTTCAACTTTGAGTTCTACTTCTTGTTCTTCACCTTCTATTTCAAAGTCCGGCTCTTCCTGCTCTACTTCTTGTTTCTCAGCTTCTGCCATAACCCTCTCCTAACTACGCGAAATGCCACGAGGATCTTCTACAACCCCCTCGACACTATCGTCATTAATGATCCGAAATTCTTTACCATGAATTTTTAAGCGAGTACCTGCATGTGGTCGAACGAGAACAAAATCTCCTTCTTTACACCAAGGCCCACTTGGAAAACGGTCTTTGTCTTTATAACAATCCGGCCCCATTTTCATGATAAATAACACAGTAGTCAGTAAATCCTCGTTAGTAATAGTAATATCAGCTTTAGCGAGGCCACTTTCGTACTCTTGCTCTGCATCGGGGATTGCGCACAAAATGCGATAACCAGAGGGTTCTGGTAGTTGCTTAGCTTTACGCTCCGCAGTATCAGGTAGTACCGTTGCTTCTTCTGGATTATCGGGGTTCGTGCCGATAAGAAGTTCACTCATCGTTGTTTTCCATCCTTTCTAATGTTTCATTTAATATATTTTTGGTCAGTAGTAACCCTCTATAGATACCGCATGTGTGTTTGTATTCCGCGTAATCTTTAGCGTGTCCTACTGCTAAGTCCTGCTCTATGGTTGTTAATTCTCCATCTACCCTAGTAATAAGATAATTCAGGAGGTCGTTGCTCACTCATCTTCCTTTCTTGGTTGTTGTTGATTCTGTTGCATCTGCTGCATTGCTTGATCTTCTTGCGCAGCTTCTCTTGCGAGTTCTATACCCATACGTAACCCTTCTTCTTGTTGTTTAGCAGATAAATTAGACTTGTCCATAGCAATCTTGGCTCCAGTCTGCATTCCGGCGATACGTTCTTGGGCTGCAATACGTTCTTTTTCGATTTCCAAACGATCCATCTTCTCTGCCGCATCCAGAGCGACTTTCTGTTGTTTCGTTTGTGCTTCTTGTTGTTTGATCTGCAACTCTTGTTGTTGCATCTGAACGATTGGATCTTGTGCAGCTTGTTGCGCTTTTTGTTGAGCAACTTCCGATTTGTTTCCTTGTAAAACTTGTTGGGCAGCTGCCGCAGCAAGCCGAGAAATTTCAACTTCTGTATCTTCATCCATTTCAGCGTTTGGCGCTGGGTATGGAACACCCGCAGCTTTTTCAATCTGTTTGCGATATTCAAAAGCTAAGTGATCTTGTATGTGTGCGGCTAGAGCTGCACCCATTTGTTTTGCCATAGGGCTTTGTTGTACTAGAGCCATTAGTTTCGGATCTTGCATAGCCGACATATGAACCGTAATATGGGCTTCGTGATCCTGATAAATAAATGCTTTAACAGGCTTCCCTCTAAGGACATCCATGTTTTCTGATACTGGATCACGCGGTTCCTGGTCATCTTCCATTGGTACCAGCTTCTGGGCATTTTTAATTCCTAACACTTCGAGCATCTGACGATGCAGATACGGTAGGTTGTATAACTGTGGCGCTTGAGCTGCCATCTGCAACACTGCTTGGTACTGCGTAACTTTCTGCGCCATTGTCGCTGCATTAGGATCTGACACAGGAATAACATCTACCTTGTCATAGTCCGAACCCTTTGCACGGGCTGACCCTTCTACTGGCTCATAAGAATACTCGTCTGGTGTGTAGTCACGGATAATGCCTTTGAGAAGTTTAAACTCCTCTTTCATTGCGTAGTGTATCCGCGCCTGTACCGCACTCATGACTTTCAATGTGCGCTCTAGTATGGCTAGTGTCGTACCCACAGGAGCTTGCCCTGACATGTCACTGAGCTTGAGATCAGCTGCCGAAGCGAACCTACGTCCTTCTTCTACAATGTTACCTAACAGTGTATACAACACCTGACTTGGCTCCTTGTATGGGAGCGTCATAATGTTATCTTTTATTGTTCCACTGGTTACATCAACATCTCTAAACTCAGCTGGGGCTATCGGCGTATCATCGCCTTTAACTCTAAGGCCTCTAGTTTTAAAACCACCAGGCAAATTGGAGAGAGTGCCAGCATCAACAAGCTGCCTAATAATGCTAGTCCCAGATTTAGCAAAAGCACCGATAAGGTGAATAAGACCAAAAGCGTAAAAACCAAACCCTGGAATATAAGGGTAGTGAACGAAATGATTTCTCTTCTGCTTGGTATCATCAGTTGATCTCCAGTTACGTCTAATAGCTAGTATCTGTCTGGTTTGCTTCTCAATAGTGACTACATACGGTAGCGCAATACCTGTTTCTTTCCCGTCATCTACATCCTCGTGCCCAGCTAGGTCGAGGTCACATTGTATTTCAAGGACTTTGTATCGATCATCCGATGACGCACGGAATCCCATCTTCTCAGCGATACTTTTCTCAATATCGTCGAACGTATTCTGTGGTTCTGGTAATTCTATATCTAAGTAGAACCCCGCATGCATCAACCGTCGCATCTCGTTAGGAGTTTTGCGCATGACATGAGTTACACGAGGTGCACTCTTTAAGTCAGACACTCCATAAGGCACCACAACATCTTCTGCTGGTACATAAATAGAAACTTGCCGTTCAAGGGATGGATCGTAGTACACCTTCTTAAACGCATTACCCGATAGTCCTAGACCCCATAACATTCTTTCATGCTCGGCTCTGTACTCAGGCATCTTGTCGGTCAGCTGATAATTCATATCATCCTGTACCCGTATTGCTGCCGCTTTGTTCTCTTTTGTTTCTTTCCCTATGATCTGTGTTTTAACTGGGCCAGCCGCTGGAAAGGTTTCCATCATTGTTTCGGCTTGGAACTTAACCAGTGCTTCAGATAGGAGTGGATGATAAACACCACAAGCACCAGGCCAAGGCTCCGTACGCTCTTCTACTTTCATACCTAACAACTCAAGGCCATCAACGTATGTTTGTATCCAGTCTTTCCTAGAAGCTAAGTCTTCTTCAAAGTCCCCCAGTAAATCTCCAGATATATTCTGTAGTTCTTGTGGGTCAATCTCTTCTGCTAGGTTAGCGCCAAACTCATCATCAGCCATCGCATCAGGATCAATAACAATCTCCATATCTGGAGTCGATATCGTCACACTCTCAGGATCTTCAATCTCTATTTCAAGATCAGCCTCCAAGTTCTCCGGCATGGTCAGTCCACCCATACCATCTGTATCTCCTATACCCATTGGTGCTTGGTTTACTGCTTTATCTATAGAGTTTGTAGCCATTTTTCCTATCCTTAATAATATCCTGGTGAGAACCTTCTAAACGTACGCTCTTCATCTTCTTCATCTAATGTCGCACGGAGATATCCACCTTTTCTGAACCGCATTAGTGCCAAGGATACCGAGTCAACATAGTCATCATGTTCCCCTGCGGGGAATGACGCAACTTCATCAATCACTTCTTCCGCCCAATGTGTAGGCGGTGCCCATACTCTACCAGACGCAAACATATCTGACACTGCGTTGAGTCTGGTTATCTTATCGTTACCTTTTACAGGGGTGAACTCCTGCACGGGTATACCCATTGCACGCATTTCATAGATAAGCGGAGCACCGGACGCTTTCTTCTCTATAATTATTGAATCAGGATTAAATTCATCAACCTGTTCTAGTGCTTTGCGTTTAAGCGCTGGAAATTCCAGCCTATCTCTGAATGCGTCAAGTAAAATTATATTCGCTTCTGTCTTTCCTGTGTCAGGATCTTCTTGGTAGAACACGCCCCACGTTGTACACGCAGAATAGTCCGACCTAGTTGTCTTTTCAAACGCCGTATCCCACGATTGTAGTATAAAATCACAGTATGGTGGCCCTTCTTCCTCCCAATCCTGCCACCATTCGCGTTTTACGATGGCTGAAACCTCTGATGTAGGGGCTTGTTGGTACTGAGCTTGCCATTTCGGGTTAGGAAGCTCCTCTTTTAGGGCAGAAAGCTCGTCCATTGACCAAAATTCAGGCCAAAGTGGGTTACCAGAGGGCAAAATAGCCGGAAACTCAATAACTTCCCACTCTTCACCGCCTCTTAGCCCCGCTGCCTTGACTACTTGACCCGTTAAATCACGTTTTGACC